AGCAACCAGCATTAGAAAGTAAGCCCCATTGAAGTCCAAATGTAATCAATGATGTTAACCCTAATGCCCAAGAGTTATTCATTGTCGAAGAACCAGACACACTCGCAGTCGGATCTCCGCCTGATCCCGTAACAAATGCTTCAATTAAGTGACACCATATAATTGTTTGAGTAAGAACAATTGACGCAGGAGCTACTGAATTGGTTAAAATAGTAAAGCCAGGAACATCACATACATCGGGATCTAATTTAAGTTCATTTCCACCTTTGAATCCTCCGCGAAAGGGGTTCGCTTCAGGGACCGCATCAGCAACTGCAGCAGGGGCAGCATTAAATGGATTCGCATCGGCAACAGCATCAGCGGCGGCATCAGCAGCGGCAACGGCAGCAACAGCTACACTGTCTCCTAATCCTCCTGCAAATAAGATTGCTGCATAGATTCCTCCACAAATTATAGAATATATAGTTGCATTTTTACTTTGACCCATAGCTTCAAACGCAACAGGTGGACCTACTAACAATCCTACAGCAAGAATCACCCATACATTCAAAAGACGGAACCACCATGAAGAATCGCTGACAGGATATATATAGCTCATAATACCTTTTGAAAATTGTACAAAGTAGTTTGAACCTATCATAGCAGCAATGGCTGAGCCAAATACACCAACAAATGTTGCTTTGCTATACTTGTATTCACCATTTATTATATCAATAATAGGTCCTGACAATACAAACAGAATAGCAAGCATTGATGCAAAGACACCTGCACCTCCTGTCCATCTTTGAAAATCTGTTACAAGAATCCCACTACTAAACATATACGAAACACCGCCACCTGCTAAAAGTAATGCAAAAATAGAAATTACAACCCCAGCAGTTTGGTTTGGTATAGATATTCCCAAGACAATAATACCCGCAAATAACCCAAGTATCATTAAAACTGTAAGCCAAGGGTCTAGTTCCATTGCTTATTTCCGAGATACAAAATCATGAGAAACTACAAATGAGTGTATATGCTGGGAGTTCATCATGGAAAGATCAATGCACAAATTCAGATCAGAGCCCAATTAACTTATCACAATCATCTGCTAAGCCATGTGACTTAGTATGTGAGTTAACATTTGACGATGCGTATATTTCCCAAGCCAATGTGATTATATCCGATGAAGGACTTATACTTCAAAGCCAAACTGGATTAGGAAGTTGTAAATTTGCGGGTGAAAGTTATAGTTGTCAGACTCTTTTAGTGACTCATCCAAGTCATCATACGATTGAAAATATCCAAGCTGACGCAGAAGTTGTTGCAATTTTTCAAAATCCTACATCAGGATTTTTGTGTGTAAGTTCACTGGTACGAGTTAACCCGACCCAAACATCTTCTTCTCATTTTTTGAATGCGTTTATATCTTATGCGAATCCCAGTGTTCCTTACACGTCCGTAAGCTTGGGTGAACAGTGGGGATTATTTATGATGGTTCCTCCTGCTGGATCGTATTTTGTGTATGACGGATCACTCGTTGTACCGCCCTGCCAACAAAGTAAATGGGTTGTTTTTAAATCAATGATAAACATTGACTCAAATGACTTTGCGTTACTAGTAAAAAATGTAATGCCTGGTTCAAGACCTGTTCAGCCTTTGGGAAATCGCGAAGTGTTCTTTAATGACATTGAGCAGTTACCTGGTGGACCTATGCCTAATGATGGAAAAACATATATGAGATGTAAACGATCAGGAAAGAAACCTGATGTAAAAGATGTAAAATCAGCTGGATTACAGAATAATAAACCAAAGACAAAAAACTTTCTTACCAGCACAAGTGAATGGGTTTCAAACCAAATTCGAGTGAATGGATTTATTGAGTTATTTAATTTTATTTGTATGATCGCTGCTTTTGTGGGAGGTATTTATTATGGTTATAATCAATCAAAAGGACCTATTGGAATGTATTTAGTTTTAGCGGCCCAACGGTTTGCTGCATATATTCGTACTTTTTTTACAAAAGCAAGCACAGCGTTTACTACATCTCAAAGTTCAAGTATTGCAGTTTAATCCCAGCATGTCTCATACTCTTGAGGCTGATTCCAAACTGTCTCATCTGGCTCACTTGATTCTGCAGTTTCCTTTTCAAGTTCCAATAGAGTTTTATCTTGCTTTAGTTTGCGTACTTTTATCCGCTTCACAGTATTCCATCCATCCTCATCTTCCTTTATTGGATTTGCTGATTCTTGAATCTCATTATCTTCCGGCTCTTCAAAGCGATGAATGTTTTGAAATCGAGGCAGAATAAATGAATACTCTTGATTTCGTGAACGTGATTTAGCTATTTCCTCTTCTTCTTTTTGGATTGCGCTAGTAGAGCTCCATTCACTTGCGAGATCTGTAAACTTACGATCTCCTGCCCATTTAGATTTTACGACTTGAGCATTCGCAAGTGGTGGGTAGTTCTCAACAGTTTGTTCAAGAGCATTCTTTCTAGCTAGTTCAGCTCCTTCCTCTTGACGCCGTTTTTCTTGCGCAATTTCCATATCAATCTCCCATCGCTGTCTCTGGTGAGAACGGCGAGGCTGTTTTTGAAATGAATTCTGTTGTGGCTGATTGTTTCGCATTTGGGGCGGTACGTATGCCATCTTTACTATCTAAAGCTTAATCTTATGAAAATCCGTTTTCATGTTAAAAACGAAATGACCCAACGCTACATAAACATATACTAAAATGGTAAACGGTGTTACTATCTCAGTAAATGGTACAATTGGAGACATTCAAGTTCCTGCAAAGGTAACCGATGTTCTGAAGTGGATTCGCACAAAATATAAGAACCCTACAATTCAATTTCAGGGAAAAATTCAAGATTCGCTGAAAGAAACCAATTGGTTATCAATCTTTGCATCTACAACTGGAGATGAAGAACATATAAATCAACACATGCTTCCATCACCCTTTGATGAAGAAACATATACGGGACAAATTGTAATTCTGGCTACTGAGTTAGATGGTCAAGATGAGTATGATGCTCACATAAGTTCATATGTTAACTTAAAGTCTGATCATTATGAAACAGTCTATCAAGAGTGGACATTCGCAGAAGATCAGTCGGATGATGCAGAGGAGCCTATAGAAGAGGATGAACTTGTAGAGGAGGAGGATGCAGAAGAAGACGAAGATATTGTAGTTCGTGAAACAATTGTAGTTGCTCGACCCATTCAATCCCATTCAAAAAATGTGTTTGTAGAGTGTGCCATTCGAGATAAAGTAGTTGAAAACTATATTGACTTTATGGGAACAAAAGAGCATTCCGTTCTTTTAGAAGAAGCTGTATTACACGCAGTATGTGACCAAGCAATTAAAGAAAACATTGAAGTAGATTGGAACAATCGTGTGTTTTGGAATATGTATAGGAGTCGCGCGATTTCCTTTTATGAGTACGGTTGTCGTAAAGAAAAGGATACAGATTGGATTGTACAACTAAAAAATGGAGAGATTACATACCGTCAGTTTGCAGAAATGAATGCGGTTGATTTATGCCCTTCTAGATGGAAGAGTTGTATTGAACGAATTATTGAATCTGAAAAGAAGTTGTATTCTAAGAATGAAAGTGCTGCAATCTTTATGTGGTGTTCAAGCTGTAAACAAAAGACAAAATGCGATTACTACCAAATGCAAACGCGTTCAGCAGATGAGCCTATGACGACATTTGTAAACTGTTTGGAATGCAGCCGCCGTTGGAAGTTTTAAGCATCGTCTATTTTATCTACTTCTGCCATTACAACCGGAAGCCGAATTGTAACTTTTGGAGTTACCATATCTAATGAATGAACAAGGATAGGATCTAAGCCATTTGTAATCTCAGGCTTTTTTACATCAGGTGTTGATTCCTCAAATCGTTTTTTGAATTCTGCAATAACCTTATCGGGAACTTGTGGGCTTGTTTCCTGCAAACGATCACACTGATCTCTTACAACTTTTAACATATCTTTTGCTGATAAACGTTCATATCTTGGTAAAGCTAACTCAATCAAAATAAATCTATATACTTTTCCATAATTTAGACACGCAATACGGTGTGCTTCAGATCGTTTTGCCCATGCAAAATAGCTACCTACTGTATTTAGTGTTGCAACACCTAAACTAACGCAACCAATTAGAACACTCGCTGATTGACTATTTCCAAACAGAGATGCAGAACCAATCGATGCGGAACCTGCGAGAGTAGATAATACAATGACTGGAAGTGATAAATAGTTATTTAAACTACTAAACAGTTTTTCAGATCTTGAGTGTAACCATTGATAGCATAAAGCTCTTTCTCCTTCATCGGAAATAACGCGTTCTAACTGTGAGTTCCACTTAATTATATTGGTGTTTGGCTCATCCATTTATAATTTATACTATGTAGAATAATGGTATGGATATATGATGATCCCCCGTTTACGAAACGGGAAGCACGGGCTTATAAAGAATTGCGAGATAAACTTAATGATAAAGAATTTGTAGAAAAACTCATTCGTTTATTAAGTTTGTATCTTTACTTAAAACGCAATGATTATTCAACTACAAAAGAAATTATAGAATCTGCTTATTATGATAAAGCAAAAAGATTCCCTATATTTGATCAACAAAGTGCGAAGCAGCTTCTAAAAGCTTTGAAACAGCAAGGAGGTGGTGATTCAAAGTATCCTTATATGGATGTTGTTGTTAAAGAATTTCTGCAGTCATATACTCCCACTGTAGTTGGTGAGCCAGTCCGTGTTGCGTATAGTACATTTACTGGGTTAGTGGATGGCTTAAAAAATATTATACCCTTTTCGGATTTAGTATTTGAAGCGGTACATAGTACAACTGAGATTGGAGTTACAAGCGCAAATAACTTAGGTGAAGTTATAGGTGGACCCATTGGTGCGCTTGTAGTTGCGCCATTTACTGCTGTAGCCGCCGGCTTTGCTGCTGTTCTATCTGCTGGAGAAGGAGATTTGGGTGGAGCGGTTGCTCATGTAGCAAATTGGGTTCCGGGTCTTGGAATTATATTTAATAAACTTATGGTTCAAGGTGAACATTTAGTAGATGTTGTTAAAAAGCATCCTGCTATCGCCGCATATATTCCATATATGCAAGAATTTCAACAACAGACTCAACCTGAATCTGAAGGAGGAAAGAGATTTTCAACGAATGCCCATAGCACTACCAAATGGCAGAAGACAATGCGACAACCGAAATCCGTAACGTAATTAAAGATTGGATCTCATTTGATGATGAAGAGCGTGAACTTCGAAAGCAGATTAAAGCACTAAAAGATAAAAAAACAAAACACTCTGCACTAATTCTTGATTTCATGCGATCAAATGAAGTTGATAACTTTGCGCTTGAAGGAACAGGTGTTGGCAATATTTCTCGTTCTGTACGAACATCTCGTCCGCCTCTTAAGCGAAACCTAATTCGCACACAGCTTCTTCTTCAGTTTGCAGATCAACCCCAGCGTGTTGCAGAGGTTTTGAGAAGTATTGAAGGAATCCCTGAGGGAGCAGAGGATATGTCTGTTGGCGGAACTCAACGTGAACTTCTTGTTCGTCGACTTCCACGTGAGAAGAAAACAGTTGTTATTTAACTGAGTCTATCAATCGCCTGTTTTGCTGCCAATTGCTCAGCTTGTTTTTTAGTAGCTGAACTTCCAATCCCAATATGTACACCATTCTCGTCTACTACAGCCATCGTATAGGTGTTTATAGCAGAAGATAGCATTACATATTTCGGAGTGAAGTGAAACTTGGATTGATAGATTTTCTGTAACTGTTCCTTAAAGTTTCGGTTATTCAACAGTAATTTTGGAATGTTTATATATGTCTCTATTAGCGAAATAATGAAGCTAGACACAATTTTATAGTTGTTATCAGAATCTGTCCAAAGCGCGCCCAGGAATGCTTCTAGAATATCACCTAACTTTTTGACATTATAACGGCCATTACAAGCATCTTCATTGTGTTTGGATATGATGTAAAACTCGTTTAGTCGGATCTTTCTAGTCAACTCTCCAAGCATA